CCAATACCAACACCAACACCTTGCTCACCTGCACCCCACTGTACCATATTATCAAAGCGTATTGTTAGTGCAACAGTCATTGCTTCGTTAGTAGCGTAGTTTGCATCGCCGTAATCGACGTTAGTTAAGAAACAACCATACATATTCTGTGTTTCAAGTACGTTAATACCTGCTGCGTTGTTTCCGTTACCACCGTCTAATACTTCAATCTTTGTAGTAAACTTGTAGTCAATACCTGATCTTGCTGATGCTTGTTCGACAAAGTCAAATTGCTTCTGGACCTGTTGTCCAACCATTTTTTGAACTTCACCGGTTGCATCATCACGCAAGTTAAGTGTTAATGTTTCAAAGGTATACTTACCTGCTAGGTAAACCTTTGAGTTGTAAACATCTAACGGCATTTCTTCAAAACCTACTTTTGGTCTTGAAACATCAACTACCTGTTTAGTAAGTTCAGTTGCAGCAGTTACTCCGAATCCAAGTAAAGTAACGCGGAAGCGATACTTTAACTTTGGCATCAAGAGCACTTGGTTGCCTGCGTCTGTTGGTACCCCAAAGTTATTAAGTGATGTAATAGGCATTATATTTCTCCTGTGTTCTTGACACGCAATGGAATGTAAATGAACTCAATAGCCTTAACAGGTTCAATAGCAATGTCTACATAAAGTTCATTTCTATCAATCCTTGCTGGCGTATTGTTTGTTTCATCACAAACAACAGCGAAATCATAAAGAGCTCTTAAGCCAACTAACTCAAGTAGTAAACTTTCTACTGCTTGTTTGACTTCGTCTCTTGTGATTTTATCGTTTGGTTCAAAGATATACGGACGAGCTAATTTATTAAGTTGGCTACGTAAGTATACTACCAATCTTGCTACGTTAATTCTGTCTAGCGCAGAAGCATTTCTGCCTCTTGTTTTCTGACCGTAGTTAACTAAACCAACACCATTAAAGAATGTTATTGGGTTAATTTTTTGATCATATAACGTATCACGCTGTCCTTCGTTAAGTGCAACTGTTTGGAATTCACCTGTTGCTGCATCAATATAACCTACTGCTGTAGCATTGCTGATTCCACCACGTCTTGTACCTGCTGGTGCAAACCACGGAAACGATACTTGATCGCTCAGTGCAATAGTTCTTAGCATCATATGTGAGCTAGGAACAACTGCGTTTGCTCCACCTAAGTCTGTTGTAAATCCATTTGGATAAAATACTGCCATATACTCGTCGTATGTAACAATACCGTTATCGTTGTTGTCTACAACTAGTTCTGCATTAGAACCATAGTTTGTTAATGATGTAGCATCTGCTGGTAATCTAAATGGTGTATCACCAACTACAAATGCTGTTAAGCCTCTGTCAATGTTTAAGTTAACAAGATTGCTCATTGTTTCTGTGTAACCTGGACAAGCAATTAAGTTAAAGTTACGTCTTTCTTCGTCTCTAATCTCGTCACTTGTGTCAATTGCAGATTTCAATGCTTGTACAACTACCATACGCTGTGCTTTTCTACCAAATGATCCGCTACCGTCTTCTTGGTTGCCTGATTCAGTAGTCCATCTGTCTGTAGCGTAACCTGACATTGATTCACCGTTGTTAAATCTTTCGTTATCATCAGTTGTATCAATGTAGTTGTTGTTGTACTTCTTAACGTTACCACCACTTCTACGTAAGTTCCATAATAACATACCCTGCGGATATAGTGCAGGATCTGGTGCATCTGGATCTAAGTAGTTGTTAGTTAGTAAGTCTATGATATCTGCTGCTGTATTACCAGTAGCACCTGCTAAACCAAAACGTGCATCTGCAAACAGTACACCTTCTTCTGAAGTTTGATCAGTTTTATCAATTTGTACCCAAGCAAGTGTAGTTCCGTTCCATCTGTAGATAGTTGGGAAGTTTTCTAAGTCTGCTGTGCTAATCCAAAGATCGCCATCTACAAGTGCTGTACCGTCTGACTGACCTGTGTCTTTCTTAGGTGCAGTAGCACTTACAATTGGACCTGCTGGTGAACAGTTGCTATATGCTCCGTAGTTATGATAACCTACCCAAGTAGTACCATTGTGGATCATAATGTCAACTTCTGAAAACTCTGGGTTGTACCAAAGTTGTCCATCTGCTGGTTCATTTTCTGGATTGTTTGAACTTGCTTTAAAATCACTTGCTGCTAATGGTTGCCATAAACTTGCAACAAAGTCATCACTGCTACCTGCTGGCGCAGCATATAAGTTTGCTGTTCCTGCTAATGTATCAATGTTGTATGCAGTATAAGCACTTCCAATTGGAGCATTAGTTCCGTCTGCAATTCTAAAGTCTCCACCTAATTTATGGAAGATTGAAACTTTGTTATCAGTATTTACTGATGCTTCAATGTTTGTAAAGCCTGCACTGTTAATTGCATCTGCAAGTAAATCTGCATCAGTTGTTGCACCAGTTGCTGTAAATGTTACAGTAACCGCTGTTGCTAATGCTGCTGAATTTTTAACACTTTCTGCTAGATCAAATGTATTTGATCCTGCTGTAAATGTTGAAGCAGTAACTTCTGCTGATGTAATTACAGTGTTGCCTGTTGCAGCTCTACGCCATAATCTAAATGTTGCTGTTGATGGTGTTGCATCAAAACCACTGTGTTCATTTGAGTTTGATTGAACAAAAATAGCGTCTGCTGCAATGTTTGCGCCGCCACCACTTCTATCTAACCAATATAAAGCAGCGTGTCCTGAACCATAAATTGGAGCATTAACTGCATTCCAAGTTGTAGTTGCACTTGACCAGTTGTAAACTCTCCATCTTGCACCATTGTTAGGTTCAGTTGTTTTTAACCAAACACTTCCTGTTGGGCGCGGAGCACTGTCATTTGTTTTCCATTGTGGAACACTTGTATGTGCTGTCTGCTGTAGTGCAGGAGCATAATAAGTTCCTTTTGCAAAACCTAGTGCGTCAAAATCAACTGCTGGACTTGTACTTGCATCATCAATAATAATTGCTTGTGTAAGTGTTGAGTCAGCGTTGTTTGCGTCTGCTTCTTTGCCTTGTGCATATAGGTATAATTTACCGCTTACGTTTCTAGCATAAATGCCTTGTGTTCTACTAATCTGTCCGTTAATAGCAGTTACTAGATCATCAAGTGTACCAGTTACTTCAAAGTCTGTACTGTTGATTGAAAACTTACCGCTTGCCGCAGTAAATGTGTCACCAACGATAGTTGGATGACTTGCTGTCCAATCGTTTGATCCTACTAGTACCCATTCACCTGCACTTGGAGAAACACCATTACCAGCGGATTTGTAATACACTTTTGCTGTTTCTTTAGTTGCTACGAATGATCCTGAACCGTCTACTGTTTGGAAAATAATTGCATAGTCTCCGATAGCGCCTACTGAACCTTTAGGCTTTCCTGTACCAGAGTCAATTTTTGTTGTGTCGTCATCTGTTAATACAACTGGTGTTTTATTAGTAAACTTTTGTCCACCTGTTGTTGTAATTGCAGCACCGTTCCATTCTTGGATACCCCAAGTTGTGCCTCTTGTATCAACCCACCAAGTGCCATCATTTGGATTCGCTCCCGGAGCATCTGCAGTGCCTGCTAATTGTCCTAAATCTACGTTAGCTCTAGTAACAAATGCAGCGTTAGATACGCCTAGTAATGAATATGCTGCTAATAAGCCGTATTCATTTAATTCACTTCCGTGTATTGGTGTGTTACTTGCTGTCTTTTCAAAGTTTGGAACTCCAAAAAGATCTACTAATTCTTTCTGTGATGTTACCTTAAATGCTTTTCCAGCATTCGCGGCAGTTGTTGCTGAAGCAGTTCCTGTGCCAGCAGCATTAATTTTATCTTGGGCCGTAGCAACTACGATAAGAGGTGTTGTTCCCGGTTCAGCGGGTGTGTAAAAACTCTCATCTATTACAGTTACTTCAACGCCTGGTGATTGTAGTGCCATTCCGTTATCTCCTGGTAATGTAAAAGTATATTGTTATACCTAATCTGTATTACTAATGTATTTAGTAGATTACAACAAAAACTGCTGTTTATACCTATATAAAAAGGGGTCTAAAAGGTGTAAATATACGTATGAGACCACTTTGTAAATGCGGTTTACGACCACGTGCAGTAAACTATAAGAAAAACAATAAGACATACTATAGAAGTCTATGCGAATCTTGTAGCAAACACGGACTGCATCACGGTGTTCCTAGATGGCAACGTGCAGGATATAAAATTAAAAAGCAGTGTGATAAATGTGGATTCAAATCACCCCACAAAGAGATATTTAGAGTATTTCACGTTGACGAAAATTTAGATAATTGCAGGCCACAAAATTTAAAAACTGTATGTGCTAATTGCAGAAATGTGTTATCTAAGGAAAATATACGTTGGAAACAAGGTGACTTAGTGGCTGACTACTAGTAAGTTTTCAACCTGTGCATATAGTTCGTCAATCGAAGAATTATTTTCAACTACTGCATCGAACTCAGTGCCTACCCAAGACCATTCACTAGGATGTACTTTTGCTAGTTTCATTTCGTTAATATGGAAATTTGATCCTTCATTTGCTTGAACTGCTGAATCATACCATTTTGGTAAACTACCACGTTTTACCCAGATAACTTTACCACCTGCTTCTTTAATTACATCAACTTCATTAGGAAATCTACAATCACTAATTACAATATCATCTGCACTATTACGCAGTTTATTGTCTAGGCTTGCTACCCAAATATCATCGTGGAATGCTTTACGACAAACTTCAGTTCCCCAATATTGTAGCACCCATCTTGGAGTCAATGTCGGCATATCTAAGCGTTTTGACCACCAAGGATCTATCTGTTCACGCCATTCACGTGCTTCTTTAGATCTTCCTTCAAGCATTTCTCTATCCCAACCAAAAACTGCGGAAACAGCATCTTTAAGTGTTCCTGCAAAACTTTCTCTACGAAAGCCGTGATCATTTGTTAGATAATCTGCTACTGTGTCTTTACCACATCCGATAAAGCCGCAAATGCCTATAATCATAAAAGTTTTCTCCTAAGTAATACTAAACATTATAGCATCATCTATAGGTTTGTCAAGTCTAAATATAAGGTCTTGGCTGTCCTGGTTTGCCCGTATTAAGTTTACGTGCTAATACACTTGCTGTATTAATGGACTTGGTTCTTTGTTGTCTACGTGCTTGTGTTGGACCAGTTCTTGCTCTGGTTGTCTTCATTTTTTGGGCTTTGGCAACATTGTATTGTTGATGACATTTGGATGGGTGACTAACTTGTCTACCTGCTCTAGGACCAGTTGAACAACGGAAACGCAGTTTGGTTTTTCCACCTTTAGCAGTACCGCCTGTTCTACCCCAAACCATTTTAGCAGTTTCGGTATACAGTTCTTCGTGTTCTTCTGTAATAAATTCTGATGCTTTCATTATCCGTTAATCCAATAGTATCCTTGTCCGCCTGGTACTAGTGTTACTAATTCAGCAGTAAGTCTTTCAATATCTGAAAATCCTTCTTGCTTTATACTCGCACCATTAAGTGCTGTGCCGCCTTGTGGGCCTGCAATACTAGCAAACTTTTCACGTGCCTGTCCTAGCATTACTTTACAATTAGCAAGTGTATAATCTTTGATCCACTGTCCTGCATATTGATCATTAATGATAGTGTAGTCAGGTTTATTATTGTAACACCAAAGAAGTACTTGTTCCTCTCCTCTTGGGCGTTGCATAATAATTAGTTTTTTACTTTGTGGATTCCAAGTAAAGTTGATAAATGAACCAAACATTTTACCTACTAGTTCTTGGTAGCCTGAAAATAATTCGTATGTAGCAAGTCCGCCCATATTTGTCGAACTTAACAAATATGTATTTGTGTATGCTAAGTTGAAAGGTTCAAAAACTGTACCACCAGTTCCGTTACCTGTACGTGAACCAACTGAACGTCTAAAAATCTGTCTTACTTGCTGTATTTCATCAGGCAAAATATAATCATTCTTTTCTTTTTCAAGTGTAAGAGTGATGTAACTTTCTTCAACAGCATTATCAGATCTTTGTTTAAAAACACCTAATGCACGTTTAAGTCCTGTTTCATAGTGTACAGGATCTAGTTCGACGTCGATCATACCGTCGCCGAGCATTGCTTTTACGTAATCAAATACTTCTTGTTTTGCGTTATCTATTTGGCTCATATAACTATTTATGCCTTGTGACGGAATAGGTAAATACATATACTATGCCAAGACTGAGTTTATACCGTCCCGAGAAGGGCAACGACTACAAATTTATTGATAAAACTGCCTGGGAAATGTTTCAGGTAGGCGGCACCGATGTGCTTATACACCGCTATCTAGGTCCAGGAAGTAGTAGAGAAGAAACTCCTACAACACCTAAATATGCAACAGACGATCCTACAAATATACAGGATATGCTGTTCTTAGAAAATAGAGATCGTAAATACGATCCAGATGTATATGTATTACGTGGCGTGTATAATGTAAATGACGTAGATTTTAATCTAAGTCAATTTGGTTTATTTCTACAAAACG